CAAAAATGAAAACTATCCCTTCTCAATGAAAGGTAGTGCGTTAAATTCCTTTTCACATTCTTCGCAGTATTCTTCTTCGGTTTCTTCATTACAAGTCCTGCATATTCCATAAGCTTCTCGAAGATGTTGTGATATTTCTTCCCAATTAACTTCTCGAAGAACTGACCTTGCAAGATCATTTGCAATTCCTGTACTTTCTTCGTTTACGTATTCGTATGCCCATTCTTCAATTGCTTCGGCATCCCAATTAGCCATATGTTCATTGTCCGAGATTCCCATCTCAAGATTGACTTTCCAAGTTTCGTAATTTGTCCATCCGTTATATTTCTTTTTTTCCATTACTTCTTGGTATTACGTTGAAATTCTTTGCAAAATTTGTTGAAGGCATCGTGGAAACCTTGAACATTCTCATCGACGTGATCTTTCTCATCATCGGCTAAATCTTTGTACTTTCTTCCAAAGACTTCATTTGATAAATAGTTTTTCATTTTAATATATTTAGTTAAACAATAGAACTAATATCGGGAATACTTCTGACTTATCCAAATATTTAGATAACTTTATCTGATAGCATACTTGCCAAAGTTCGGTCTGCTCAACAAAGAATACGTTGAATATCGAAGGGCATCTGTTGTATGGTTTGCGTGATCTTCTGGAATATTAAGCATTCTTCCGTTTCGATCTTCTTTCCATTTATAGTTTCTAAACTCTGATATTAAATTATCACTTCCTCTCTCTAAATGAATTTTATATCTTTTCAATAGATCAATCCCTGCATTAACAGAATCTCTGCCCTTAATACTTGGTTTCACATTCCAACCCATTCTTCTCAACTCATCATTTAATCTTGCTTCTGCTGAATCAGCAAAGATTGGTTGCCTATCTATTTGCATTTTTTGAAAGAACTTGTGAATGTCAATTGTTGTCATCATTCTTCTGTAAAGAAATTCTTTCACATACAAATTAAATCCATCAATCCAGACACCAACCAAAGTTGTAGGATCATTTGTATAACCGTAATCCATTCCATAAGATAAAAAAGATGCTCTTTCCGGAATCTTCTCGATTTCGATATATCTGAATATCGTTGATCTGGAAATTCCTCTTTGTCCTAATCCATAAATTTGCCAATACTGTTCATCCGTTTCTTTTAATCTTTCAATCTCATCAATGATTGTGTCAGATAAAAATGGATTGTCTTGATAGTTTGTTTGAAAGAAATCTGTATCTTCTCTTGGAATAACTTTATCATAAATCCAATGAAATTCATCAGATGGATTGTAGTCTAATATGATTCTTCCCTCTGTCCTGAATATTAATTGTTGCCAATCTTCCCAGAATAATTCATTCGCTTCATTTATGAAAAGCAAATCTCTCTTTCTTCCTCTGACCTTTTGTGGCTGATCCAAAGAAATAAACTCAACAAGGTTGTTGTATAAAATGTACTCTGATGATGATTTGTTGTGATATTCCTCTCGGTACATTCCCTGCTCTTTTAAGATGTCAAGGAAATCCCTCATTACTGATGCCCTCAAAGCAGGAAAAGTTTTTCTGCAAATAGTTATTGTCTTACCTCTGTTCTTTGGTGCGAAATGAAAAATAATCCAAACAAGAATATTGTATGTCTTTCCTGATCTCGTTCCACCCTGCTCAACAACTATCTTTTTGTCGCTATCCAGAAGATGTTGACAAACCTCATTTGTCCTGACTTTTGCTTTTGACAATTTCGATTGTAATGTCATTGGGTAATCCATCCCCTCCTGTTATTTCTTGTCTTTCAACGTATCCTCTTTTCTTTCCTTTGGTTTTAAGATAAAAGATTGTTGCCGAAGTATTACCATCTCTTATCTGTTTATGCAATTGTGATTCTGCAAAATCAAGTGCTATGTTTTGAATATCCTCAACTGCACTTCTGAAATCATCATCTTTCATCCACTCATAAAAAGTACTTCTTGCAATTCCAACCTGTTTTGTTGCAGTCGTTACCACTCCAAGAGATTTCTCAAGCGATTCTAATACTGCCTTTTTTAGTGTGTCCGTTTTGTCCATTTTATATGTTCTAAATATTCCACAATTTGAATATAAGTTTTCGGGAAATCCCTGTATAAGACTTCAACAATTTCTGCATCATTCAACTCATCCATCTCAAACTCCTTTTATTGGCACTTTAATTATTGGGTTTATATCAAAAGTTTTTTTCTTTTTCCCTTTCTGGGTTGTATCGGATTTTACAATATCTGCTCCCCATTTATTTTGAAAGATTTTGAATTGTTCTTTCTCTTTTGCAATTGTTCGATAATCAGCACAACCTCCAACATTTCCGTGATCCTTCTTTACCAGATGGACAAAATTAAATCTAATCAGCTTCCTGTACTTATTTAACGTTTGTAATGAGAAATCCAAATCTTCTTTCAAAGGTATTCTTTCATCAAAAGTACATTCATTATTTATAAATCCCATCAAACTGCCGGAAATCCAATTTGTAAAACTTATTGGTGTATATTCTCTATATGATCCTTTGTCTCCAACAATATTCACCCCCCAAAGTTTGCAATTTGCTTCTTCACAGAAATTAAAAGCCATTTCAAAAAACTCAACTATATCATCAATATTTTTTGAATAAGGTAAATCACCTTTTTTTGTCCATATTTTTATTGCTTCAATATCATCATCAATGATCAATCCTTTGTCTTTTATGAGTTCATCTTTTATGTAATTTCTCACTCTTGCAATGTTTCCCTTTAATTGATCTGGTAAAACTTCAACATTAACTCCTTGTTTTTTATATTCTTTAAATTCATTTTTATGCACACAATAAACCACATCTGGAATTAGTTTGTGAGTTTTTAATCCTGTTGCTCTTTTGTAAGATGGACTGTAAATCTTCATATGCCTTTTATTGGGTTATAAAATCTAAATCCTGTTCCCTTCCAAGCCATTGCCTCATAACCCCATTTGTTATTTATTTTTTTTGCATACTGTTTTTTCCTTTCCAAGTCGTAACCAATTACAGAGTTTTGCCCTCCATCTTCGCCATAAAAAACTGCTTGGTATTGATTGTCTTTAAAAACTTTTCTGTGTTTATGCATTTTTTGCAAAAAGAAATCTACATCCTCGCAAATTATTAATCTTTCATCATATTTAATGTTATCACTTGCATCCACAAGCACACAGCCAAAAAATATTTTGTTTAAGCTAAAAGGTGCCATATCTTTTAACTTCATATTATCGCTACTATAATCGAAACCACAAAAAGAAAATCTGCCCTCTAAAGCCATTATTTCAATTCTCTCAAAATGTTCAATAGCCTCTTGTCCGTTAATTCTTTGGTTTTCTTTTTTTCTTCTGATGAACTCCAAATCATCATCAATCATCCAACCAAATTTTGTTTGCTCTTTTATTAAGTCTAAAATAGCATTCCTTTTTTTGCTTACTGACCCATCTTGTTTGTCTGGAATTGATATCACAGCTTTTCCATATCTTTTTTTGTATTCTTTCTCTTGAGATTCAGGCACAACAATATTGCCTGTTCCTAAATATTCGTAAGTTCTTACTAAATCTGCTCGATTATATGAAGGTATATAAATGTTATTCATCCTTTAAATTCTTGAGATATTCTGCTCCATTTACAACCCTTCCAACTCCTTTACTCCAAGGTTTGCCATTCTGTCTTTTTGAATAAACCGATTTCAGTTTGAAATGAGTTTGAGCAGAAAGCCAATCAATATCATTGTCAAATGTTAAAACAACATAGTTATGAGATTCATCAAGATACTCGCTAAATTCAATCTCTGCTTCCTCGACCTCTGCCTTTTCATTTAATACAGGTAAATCAAGTCCCCACTCATCAAGTTGTTCTTTATCCCATTCATTTGCTAAAACATCCCAATCCCACTCTCCAAAGCTTGAATTATCTTTTATTACAAATTCTTTTTGTTCTCCTTCTGTTAAATCATCTGCAATTTCGATCCAAACCTTTTCCAAACCCGCTTCTTTACAAGCTTCATATCTCATATTCCCACCAAGAATCACCATATCTTTGTTAACAACGATAGGTCTTAATTCAAGCATTTTGGGAAAATCTTTGATGCTTTTTACAAGTTTCCTGAATTTGTCATCTTTTATATAACGCGGATTATCTGGATTCTTATTTACTTTTGAAATGTCAATTTGTTTTTTCATATTTCGTTTTCTTTATAAAATGTGTCTGCCAAAGTATTGATTGATTCTAATTGTTCCGGTGATAATCCTTTGAGTTTGTTGTGTATCAAAACCCTTAATGCGTTTTTGTTTTTTGTGTGCATTCCGATCTTCTCATACAAATCCATCAAGGTTGGCTCATACTGAATATATAGATCAAACATATTTAAAGAATGCCATACAGTTGCGTGATCATAATTCTTGTATCCATTTTTCTTGTATAATTGTGCAATCCTTGACAACCCCCAACTAAAGACTTTGCTTAAAGTGTGGTTAAAAACGGATCGAACATAAACATACTCTTGCTTTCTTGTTTTATGAAAGATGTCTATGTCTGTCAATTTTTTTATCCTTCTTGCAATTTGTTGTGCATCAGCTTGAGTGATAATTGAGCTTTTACGTTCTTTTTTTTCTATCTTAGGTGCTTTTAACATTGCTGTACTTTTTTATTGAATATAATGTGTTTTGGTAAGTTATCTCATTCAATGCTTCTCTTATCTGCTCATCTGTCTTTTCATAAAAGATTCCATCATAAACTTCAAGAGCAAGTTGTAATCTTTCTTTTCCTTGTTCATAAAAACTTTTATCAACTGGAAAAAATCCAATATCATAGGTATTTTTTGAGATAACCAAAAATTCAAAATCTTCTGGTTTTATTCCATACAACTCACAATAAATGTACACTTGAATATCATAAGCATAACTGTAAGCGTTTTTTGGAAAATCTTGAAGTTCTCCGCAAGTTTTTAAATCATACATTTTTCCCTCAGGTGAAATAAGATCAGCTTTACCCCGAAAAGGAAAACCAAAAAGGTTTCCAATCAATGGAACTTCTGAAGAACAATTTGAAAGCTTTGACATAGCTTTTTTATTGACAGTAAACTCTGACACAAGTTTTATATTAAAATCTCTTTCAGCTTCTGAAAAAATTTCTTTCCCTAATTTTTCTTTTTCTGCTTTAAATCCGGCAGAAGTTCTTGTTCTATATTTACTGAAATAAACTTCCTCATATTTTTCAGGTTCAAGGATTGCCCAATGAAACAAACTACCTGCTCTGAATGCAGATTCACTTGCTTTTTTCCCAGTTCCATAATACCAAGCTTTTGGACTTTTTGGTGGTATCAATCCGCTTATTGAAGATTTGCTCAATACTCTTTCTGTTGAAAGATAATCATAGTAGAAGTCATCATTACGCATTTCAAGAAGTATCTTTTTTTCATTCCATACCTCCCCATTCAATAGCTTTATGTTACTCATCTTCTTTTGCTTTTTCTAAATATTTTTTTAAAAATGGTTTTGTGACCACATCAAAATATATTCCATTCAATCTGATCATATCAACATCCTCAAAGCAAACTCCTTCATCCTCTGCTATTGGAACAACCAATCTTTGAACTGTCAAGTTTAAAAAGTATTCAAGATCTTTTGCAGTCATTTGATTATAAAAATCAATCATTTGTTCATTTGTCATTTTTTTCAGCTTTTCTCGCACGCTCTACCGCACGAAGTTTATCCATTCTATATTGTGACATTGCTTTGTGTGCAAGGTCTCTCTCCATTCTCAAAGAGTGAATCTTTGAATAAATGTTAATGAAAGCATCCCGAAAATCTGCAATCGGTTTGCTATCAGGTTTTGTCTCTCCCCATTTATCAAGATGAGCAAGACAAAGTGCAAGATCGGAATCCAACTCAGCATTGAAAACCGCATCAATCTTCTTGTGATAATTAAGTTTTTCTATTTCATCCATTCAACAAATATAAAAAATTTTTAATAATTCATTACGTAGGATGCCAAACTTTCATTCAATAAATAAACCTCTTTCTCTTTCTTTTTTTTGGTCCATAAGGTTGTATCAGGACAAAACATAATTTCTTTTTCAGGTAACTGGATATTATCAAGCCAATATATGTAATGCCCTTTTGGATCATTGACAAAATAGAATCTTGCTTCAACATCCATATCCATCATTCGTTCGTACTTATAAACCTCAAGCATTTTAGTTTCATACCAAGTTGTCCGAAACTTCATTTCCATTGCACAAGAAATTCCTTTTGGTGTTTGACCAACTGCATCACAACTATCGTATCCCTCCCCAGTCCACTTCAAATCCCAATCATCAAAATTGAGAAGGGTAACGACAGCTTTCTCAAAGCTATGAATCCGATCTAAACCCATTGCGATGAATCACATTTAATTGATCAATCCATTGTTGCCAAGTCTTTGGACTACAAGAACAAGGCAAATAAAAAGAATGATTAAAATACCTTGCGTGAAGATCTGCTAAAAATCTTGAAACATCATCTTGATTTCCTTTTGTAAAGCCAATCTTTTTAATTTCAGCAAAGTTTTTGTGTTCATCTTCGGTCATCTGTATCATTCCAGAAAATTTTAAATTCGTTTAGTTTATTTTGTCTTTCTTCACAGCCACAAGTTTCATAGCCAAGAATATCAACCACGAGCCACTTTACAAATCTATCGATATAAAGAAACTTTGTAATCTTTGCAATTAAATCTCCAAGTTTCATAATTTCTTTTTTAGTTTCTTTTTTACATTCTTGTATGTGTTGTACAAGGAATAATAACTTATGTCTGTCTTTTCACTCAAACTTGCAATACTTTCTCCCCCTTCAATATAATTATAAACTCTTTGATCATACCAATGCATTTCTTTCAGTTCTTTTTGAATCTCCTCATACTTTTCAGTTATATCAAGTTCATAATCTGAAATCATTTTATTAAAACTTTTGCTTGAAATAGATTCAATATCAACCCAGCCAGTTCTTGCTTCTTTTCTTTTCAAATCGATAAACATTGATCTCAAGGTTCTAAAAACATAAAAGTGATTTATTTCTTTTTCATTGTACATAAAATCAGTTCCAGACTTAATCAAACGATCAAGCTTTATATAACATTCTTGCACAATATCTTCAGCAGTTGATTTATTACAACCAAAAGAACACACAATACCAACCCAATCATTATGCTTCTCAAAGATCAACTCAAGTGTTGTTTTCAAAACCAAGTAATGTGAATAGCAAAAAAAACAAACATAACTGTAATACGTTCATAATAATCTTCTGCATCCACATCCGGAAGTTGATTATATCTTTGATCGATATTTGGGTTGTAGTAAATTATTCCAATTGATAAACCATAAACTGGCACAATCTGAAAATTTAAATCCATATCTTAAAAAGGCAAATCGGCTTGTTCTCGATTCGGCTTTGGAATTAAAGATACGTTATTTATTTTAAAGCCAACATTATTTTCAATCGATTTAAGAACGATCGGACTATCAATTGAAGTTGGACGTCCGCCAGTATCAATGTCTTTTACCTTTCTTACGTGAATAAAACTATACATCCATTCAATAGGGTGGTATATGTATCTGTGAATTACCAAAAAATCATCAGCACGATTCACAAACTTGCCCCCACCCTCGATATCACTTGCCATTGGGGGAATTGGATGATCATAATATTCGTGATTTTGACTATGTTTTTTTCTTAAAGCTTCAGTTGCAGCGTGAGCACATAACCAGATTGAAACATTATTTTTTTTACAAAAACACCTCATTTCTGAAGTTACATTATAATCATATTCGTGACCATTCATCCCCTTATCAAGTTTTTTTGTCAGAGAATTGTAAGGATCAATTATCAATCCATCATAATCCCAAGCATCTTTGACTGCCTGACACAAATTTTTTAATGCTTTCCAATCGTAAATTTCTTCGTTTGATATAAATTTGAAATGACTATTGATAAAATCAAGCCTACTATCAAATTCTTCATCTGTGATTTTGTTGATTGGTTTCTGTTCTAAAAACTCGATTAGTTTTTTGATTAATGTGTAAGGATCATTTTCAGAACTGAAAACAAGCCATCGAAGATCATTCTTAATACTATGTAAGAGCATAAGATATAAAACAACAGAAGTTTTGCCAACATTAGCGTGCCCCAGAACAAGATTAAAATTACCTTTTTTGAATCGAAAATGTTCATCAATTTCAGGTATATCAAGTTTAAAACCTTCCCGTATCTTGCCACTCCTGACATCTCGGATTTTTTGTATTTCATCATTAAATTCAATTAGCATATTCAAATATAAAAAAAACCCCCCAAGTAAGGACAGCACTCGCAAAATAGAGATATCCTATCGCTTCAATGTTTGTCTTGCAGTAATATTCTGATTCGCAAACATTCCTTCGCTTTTGGGGGATTAATATAAAAAAATTAATAAGGAAGATCATCATCATCCCTGTCCGGAGAATGACCTTTTGAATCTATTTCCTTTTTATTCTTGTAAAAATCGTTATAAACGCTATATAAATTTCCGCCTTTTGATCTTCTGATCTGGAATCTGCATTGACCTTTTGGATCAGCAAACTCTTTCATTTTAGATATTTCTTTCTCAAGTTTATCAAGCGAAACAACTAAATCCCCAATTGCATAATCCGGTGCATTTGCACTTGGTGGAAACAATCTAATTGAATCCAACATTTCAACGCTATTGTCCTTGTTTTCTGTTGTAGATACTTTTAAGTCCATCGTAATATTCTTCTGTTTTTTGTAATACTAAATGTTCATAATCTTTGCCAAAGGCTTGCATAACTTCTTTGAAGCATACTTGTAGTAGAATAAAATCATCCTTTGATCCTTTTCCCCCACCCATACTGCTAAAACTTGCAACCGGTGGTTTTGGTTTGTCAAGATTGTCAACGTTTTTTGCAACTTTTAACGCATAGTTGTTGTTCATATCGACATCAAAGCCGATTCTTGTTCCGGGTTGGTATTTAAAATCTCCGATAGATGAAAACTTATATTGATTTCCATCTTCCATAGTTACCAACCAAGAGTTCATAGTTTTTCCTCCGTGTCCAACATAGGTTGCTGGCACAGCAGGTTGGAACATTTTTATTGTTCCTGTCTTTCTTTCCATTGTTCTTGATTAAATAGTTCTAATTTAGCTTCTAATTCTTGCACCCTACCTCGTAAGGCAGCGATCTCTGCTTGTTGCAGTCTCATCAAATCATCTTTATATGTCATTGTGAGTTTCTTTTAGTCAATTCTTTTTTAGCATCATTCCTGAAAGAATCAAGGAACGAATCATCTGCAATAATTTCTTGCAATCTTTGATCAGAATATACAGACCAAAACCGTTCGTTGAATGAAAGTTTAATTGAATCCATTTGTAAATTGTTATTCATTTATCCCAAAAATATAAAAAAAAAATCAATAACCAAAAAAAAGAGGGAAGCTATTTAGAGTAACCTCCCCCTCAAACTGAATGAATAACTAATGTATCAATGAAATACCAATCAAAATTAGCAATCTTTTTTAATATTCCAAAGCCTTTAATTCATTTTCGTAAAAATCTATCATATTTTGCAAATCTACAACTGAATACTTGATTAATTGCCTTGATTTAGCCAATAGATCATCAGAGAGCGACTTTCCCAAATAAATTGAATATTCATATTGTTTTCCTTGCCCGAAGATATTACAAGCTTTACATTGAGGTTTTACATTTTCTTGATCCCATCTTGTCGAGTAATGCCTTCTTGACATAAAATGCCCTGCCTGTATTTCTTTCCAATAAACTTTTTTTGAACAAGTAACGCATTCACAATAACCTTTGTCATCTGCATTTGACAATCGCACCCATCTTGAGAAAACAACATCAAGCTTTTTTACAAGTTTGCTTTTAATGGGTTTTTTTGATTTAGGCATCCAGATGATTCAAGAGAAGATTGCCAGTTGGCTCATCGATCCCTTTAATTTGTTTGTAAATAAATTTTGAATCTGATTTGACTTTATTCTTCTCTCCCTTTAGAGAATCAATCCCAAGATTTGTATATTGATTTGCATCCAATTCAAGTAAAAAGTCTGTTCTTTCTTTTACTGATAACGCAAAGTCTTTTGCAATTTTTTCTGCAAGGTTCCTGATTCTCATTTCTTCTGACATTATTTTTTGATTTTAAAGTTAGCTAAAAAAAAACAAAAAAAAACTTTGATATCTTATATTCTTGAATATATTATAATCTTAAATATATTATAGTCTTGAATATATGATCAAGTTTATCTTGTTTTATCTTTTAATTTCTCATAAGTTCTCAAACCACCAAGTCCGAGCATACCCATAAGAACTGTGAACAAAGGTTCTGTTTCCAACTCTGGAAATTCCTGTTCCGGAAAAATTGTTCTGATTATTGGAAAAATTACAAAATGATAAAAGAATGCTAATGAACATCCCCAACCTACGCTTGGTCTCCAACCCGCAACAAACAATGACCTATGCTGTGCTTCGGCTTTATTAATTTCAGTTTGTAATTCGATTAATTCTTTTGGATCAAGTTCTTTTCCTTTGATTGCTTCTCTTATTTCCCAAGCAAGGTTTCCAACTGGGGTTTTTCCACTTTTACCACCACCAAGCAATCCTAAAATAAATTTGAGCATTATCTAATTATTGTTGTTGATCCAACTGTATCAGTAAGTCCAAATAACGTTTGGCGATTTTGTTTCATCAGAATCGGTATGTACAAAGGTCTTTGCGATTCCCAAGCGATTGAATCCTGCTTCTTGTAACGCTTTAACAATAATCCATCTTTCTCTTGAGTTTGAGTAAGCGATATCCACTGCTTTTCCCACAAGATGGCTCGATTTCGGTTTTCCTCCAACCTTTTCATTATGCTCTCTTGATCTGTAGCCCGAGTTGATCTTAAAGGGAATCCCTGCAATTCCACGTGCGTTATCGAGCTTTTGCAAGAAATTCCTGTCCATATTGAGACCGCTATTAGGCAGATCAGGGCTGTCAAATTCTTCATAAGAAAAGTGTTTAAGATTCATTGCTACATTTGTTTTTACATCCACACTTTCCTGATTTGCAATCATCATATTGCATTGCTTTTGCCAACATTAATCTGTCAATCATATCATCTTGTACTTTGATCAACATATTCTCAAGTTGATCTTTCTGATCCACTAAGGTATCAATTTTCATTTTAAAAGCTGCAATTTCTTTTTTAGCTGCTTCAAGATCATCCGGATTTCTTCCGGTAATTGAACTGATAACCATTGCAATTGAAGCTGCAATCATACCAATCAAAGTATTTACAATCTGTGAATTTTCCTTTGGAATCTGATACTTAGTTAAGTAAAACAAGATTACGATTACCAGAAAAAACACAATCAATGCACCAACATAATGTCTTATATCTTTAGCTACTCCGTTGCTTGGCATCTTCATTTTTTCAAAGCTTTTATTATTTGTATAATCGTAAAT